AGGACAATGTCTGGTCTAAAACCTTGTGCGATTTGTTTTCTTATGTATTGCTTTATGTGTGGAATGGTGGTACCATCACTTGGGAATTTTTTTAATTTAATTTGACCCTTATCTTCTGACTTAGTTGCTGCAATCTCTTTTAATTCATCCTTATGATATTTAAGGTCATTTAGATTGTATGTACTCCAGCAAGATAAGTGTTTTCTTTGAATAACCTTAGGGTTATCTTCAAAGAAGATTTGAAGGACGTTGTACTCCTTGTTTTTAGCGGTGTTAGCAATCTTTGTAATCATTGTTGTCTTACCAACACCAAACGGTGCTAATATAACAGCTAACTCCCCTTTTGATAAGCCACCATCCATGCATTCATCAAGACCCTTAATCCCAGTTGGGATTGGTTTTCTAAAATCATCGGCTAAGACACTCTCCATGTCATGGAATACGTCTATCCCATCATCCTTGTTGTCACCAGTATCTAGTGCCTTTTGTAGGATTTCTACACATGCATCGTAATCATCCATATCACCATTATCGCTAATGGTTGATATCTCCTTGATTGCTCTCTTTAGCTCTTGTTGTTTACAAAATTTAAGTGCACGTTCTTGAACCCAAAGGGTATCATTCAAATTTGCCTCTTTAACCCTTCTTAATTGCTTAAGAACGAAGTCTCTTTGAATATCATCCTTTGCGGTGTCCATGAGTCTCATCTCTAGACTTCCCATGTCTGGTACGGTCTCATGTTTTTCGAATGCACTTTTAATTGTGATAGCTATTTTTCTGATGAACTCATCTTGGAAATAATTAGCATCTAGAATGTCCATAAGACTGTTGGCAAATTTTCTATCTGTTAATATATTACTAATCAATCTTACTTGAAAATCCAAACCTAAATACCCAAAATCATTCTTCTTGTCGTTGCTCATAATAATTAAAACTTTCTTTAAAATAAATACATTTTAGTTAGCCAAAGTTGGCTCGTAATTAGCATATTCTTGCTCTTGTTGAGCGATAATATCTAAAGGGTACCCCATATAGTCTCCAGCGTACGATTTTCTCGAAAAAGTTTTTTTAATTTCTTTCACAATATTAGGAATTATGTCCAAACTTTTTGCCGAACCTTTTGAATCTAGAACTTTATCACCCCAAATATTTGTCTCATGCTTTAAGTTTACCTTATATCTAATTTTTGGTGGAAATATGTTACCAGAAAATTCAGATATACCCACAATCTTACCTTCGATTTTTATTTCGAATGTATAGCTATCATACTTATCATATATGTTTTTAACTTCACTATCACGGTTCTTGTAAGAAAGATGTGGATTATCTTCAAAAAACTGTAAGTACTCAGACGAGCGTTCCTTTAGGAAGTTAGGTATAATACCCATGGTACCCCAAGAGTTGTTTACTCCAGCAATAGAATCTAATAATTCTTTCATATCAAGTGAGCCTAATACATCTGGGTTGAAATTGTTAATATTGAAATATCTCTGACAAATAATATGATTATTTATTCTTAAGACAAATTCAAAGGGGTGTTGTTCAATTCTTCTATCTCTCATAATTTTACTTTTATTTACTTGTTATTCTTTAATTCTCGTTCCATTAGTTTTTTGAACGGAATTAAATATTCGGCAAACCTACGCTCACCTATTATCCAGTCTATACCATCTTCTTTCATTAATGTGTAGACATTCTTTATACTCCTTCCTTCTGGGGATAATGGTGCATCTAGATATAACTCTAGTTGTTCCAGACTTTCCTCAGTCATCATGGGTTCTTTAAGGTTAACCAACTTCCAATTTCGATTGTATAAATCCATTCCCATTACTAGGTCATGTGATTCACCATTTTCATCTGGTTTTGTGGTTGTTACACCTTCGATAATGTTAGTTAGAACACCGAGTGGTTTTTTCTTTACCTCTTTTCGTTCCTCTTGTAACTTATCTGCTTTTATAAGAATTTCTTCTAGGCTTACTTTCCTTTTAGTTATTTCGGGAAAGTGTTTAAGGAGTGTTGGTTCTCCTAGACGTTTAATACCTCTTATACTGTCACTTGTATCACCAATCATTGATTTAACCAATGCAGCATTTTCTACCTTATAATTAAAGTAAGTATTAAAATTTTCTGTTGTTACATAGTTTTTAATTTGTGGGTTGCAGAAATATATCCGAATACCCTTGTTTATCAATTGAGCCATATCTCCATCGTTGGTACAGATGGTTAATGTTTCATACTCTTTCTTTGTTTTACAATAATACGCAATATAATCATCACTTTCAACCATTTCGTCCATTATTTGTCGAATAAATAATTCGTCGAGGTATTTTGTGATGCGAAACTTCTGTCTAGCCTCACTTTCGTCTACTGTGTGAGTACCATTAATAAAGTCCTTTCCACGGTCAGATTTGTAATCCTCATAAATATTGTAACGTAATTTACCACTATATAATCCGTCCCAAAAGACGTAAACTTGGTGATAAATGGTTTCTGTTAATAATTTGCGTAAAACAGTAATGAATTGATAGGTACCCCCTATGTGGACACCTTCTTTGTTAAATTCACTACTAGCCCCGAAGAAACCTGTCTTAAACAGTGCATTCCCATCGACTAGTAGTGTATTTAATTTTTTCTCTCTTGTGCCAGTTCTTGGCGGCATTCTATTCACATCATGTGATTAAATGGTTAATACTTGGTAAAATTAAGCTTTCGTATCTACTTTTTCTATTACCTCTTCTTCTACAATTGTAAAGTCATCATACTCAGAGTTAAGACGCTCAAGGATATAATCCTTATGTATTCTCTTATACTCAGCCAACTTATCTGGATTCCAGTAACCGTGTGGTGTACTAGCTAACATACCTCGTTCCTCAACACCGTTAACTTGATTCTTCTCACATCTAACTTTAGTTGTTACACCAAATTGATATGTTTGACCTCCAGACTCAGCATGTAATTTAACTGTTGAGTGAGTCTTGATTCCACCGAAGTGAACAATAACTCTTGGTGAATAGAAAAATGCTTCACCACCCTTGTGTTTGATAACTGTATTTTCATTATCTAACCAAATCTTTTGAACTACAGCGAACGTGTTGGTATACAGTTTTCCGAACTTTCTAGATGCTGGTATTCTATGATTAACCAATGATTTAAACGCACTCTCCATAGAGCCAGCGTTCCACTGATTGTTGTTAGATTTAGACATTACTGATTGGAAACCATTCATTGAGCCTACAGAATCCCAAAGGAAACATATATCTCTTGGTAGTTCACCCTCAGCTTGTGCGTCTAGTAAATCTGTCATAAGCCTAGCAACGTCCTCAATAATTGGTTCGTTTCTAAGTGGCTTAGATGCTGTTTTACCATCCTTATAATTAATGTATTGATATTCGTTAAGAAGGTCATCACCACTCATGAAGATGAAATCCCCATCATAGTCAATTACTTCTCCTGTTTCCTCATCGATAACTTCTTCGAATTGTACTCCAATATTTCTAGCATGTTCCCACGACCAGTTTCCCTCAGTTTCTATAATTACTGGAAGGTCACCAATTTTTTGGGCACCAGCAACGGCTTCATAAATAGCTGTTGATTTTCCTGTGTTGGAATATCCTCTGAATGAAGTGAAATATCCTCTAGCAAGACCTGGTATCTTTAGTGCTTCATGGAATGAATCCGATAATGGTATCCATGTTAGTTCTTTATCTTTTACGGTAATATCATAACCGTTATTTTTTTTGAATTTATTTAAATCGAAATTCGATTTTGAAACTGGTTTTTTTGGTGCTTTTTTAGCCATCTGTTAATAAAATTTTTCTCTAGTTAGGTATAGAAAAAAGGGGTTACTTAATTGCAACCCCTTGTTTCAAATATATTTGATTTAGAATGGTAAATCATCATCTTCAACCTCATCAGTCTTTGCATCAGCAACCGCTGTTACACTCTCTGGTGCTGTAGTACTTTCTGGTACCGCACTCTCTGGTGTAGATGTAGTTGTCGCTTCTGCGTTAGCCTTAGAAACCCCCATGGATAACTCACTATCTAATTCTTCCTTTGGTGCATCAGTATTTGATGTTTCGGTAAGAGACGCTTTGTCAATGTAACCACCACCCTTTTCAGAATCATTCTTTTGCCAGTATGGTGTTCCACCTCTAACAATGATTTCTAAGAAATCATAAGGTTTAACTGAATAAACATCTTCCCATGACTTTTCGTGTGCACTATCTAACCAAGCTTTTCCTTGTTCTGAATCAGCACTTAATGGTGTTTGACTCATTGCATAGTTAACACCCGTTACCGCAGACTTCTTACCGTCACCAGTAATTGTAATTATAATATCTCTACCATTTGTACTAGAAACTGGGTCTTCACCTTCTGGTAAGGTCGTGTTTCCAGCGTTAATTTTATCCATAACACCTTGTTGCTTGTAGTGGTGATTAATTCTCCAGAATTTAACACCATGGTCTGGGTTATCTCTATCGATTAATTTAACTACATACATTTTCTTTGCAGAAAATTGGATTGCATCTTTTTTATCCTCAGCATCACCCGTTGCAAGAAGTAATTCTCTAGCCTCACAGTATGGACAAGCTTCTTGTTTCTCATGCTTAGGACAAATGAATGTTTTCCATTGACCTTCAACTTGTGACTTATGTCCCATAATTTCCACGAATGGAGATTCTGTTGCACCCTTAGGTTCTACAATTCTCACATGTCTTTGTGCTGATAATACCCCATCCTCTAAGAATGTTGCAAAATAATTGTTTTTGTCAAATTTGTTTGACCCTTTCTTTTTTGATGATGTGCTGTTCGTTTTGTACTGATTCATCATCGCATCTAATCTACTACTCATAATTGTTGTTTGTTTTGATTTATTTATTTATTTATTTATTTACTTTTCCGTTACTTAAATATACTCGTTTATCTATAAAAGTCAAGTAATTTATGTATATATTTCTACAAATATACTACACTTTTAATCACCATGCAATGTTTTTTAAAAATAAAATCTT